TAAAAAGATCTAACTTTACCTATTTCAATCTTTTCAATAGCTGTAGCTTCATTCTTGAGCATTTGAACATACATGTCACTCACAATTTCACCATTTCGTAATTTAGAGTGAGTTTGGTGATAAGCTTCCATGACATCCTGATCCAAAATCCAAACACCATCTTTTTGTGTAGCGTAACGATTCTTAGGACCTGGTCTATAAATACCAAAAGCAGCACTCATATTCAGACCACCTTCAAACTTCTTTCCATTAACTCCATTAACAGCTTCAAATTCATTAAGCAATCGTAATTCTTTCTTCCAAAAATTTTTATTCTTTTCTAGAGGAATAGTTATTGTACTTATATAATCTCTTTTTGCTTTTTCTAAACAAGTAAATGAATTAAATATCCTCCTACTAGATAGTGTATTTACGATTCGCTTAATACCATATCTTTTGTCACCTCCAAAATTAAAAGGAGCGGCTCCAAATTTATATGGTATTTTAAAATCTTCTGTTACATCTTCATGAATAGGAGTATAAACTACTTTAGATTCTGGTTTATACCTCTTATTAACGCTACCTATTATTTCTACTCCATTCAACTTTTTCGATTCAGTAATAAACGGATTTTTCTTATGTACATCAAAAGTATGAAGTTCTTCTCCGAAAATAGCAGTAGAAAACCCATGTTGTATTTCTATACGATAATCTTTGAATTTAGACATAGCCTCAATAAGACTGTTACGACTAATAAATTGTGCAACGCTAATTTTAGTATATTCATTTCCTCCGACATGTATTCCTAATATAGAAGAAAATTTATGAGTATGGTCTAATAAGATGGCTCCACATAATCCTTTAAAGTTATTACAATTATAAAAATAGCCTGAGAAATGACGTACCAATTTATCATCCGTATTGAAACAATCTTCACTATACTCAATTTGAGTGGCATCCATATTCTTCTTTTTTCCAAGCTTTTCCTTCCAATAAACTTTACCAGTCATTTTATCTAAAGATGGTTTTTCTGGAAAATAATTCACTAATGACTTACTTCTCATATGATCCATATTCTCCTGTAAGAAATATAAACTAATATCACCACCTAGTGAGACTGTGTCTGCTTCATTAAGTCCAATCTCAATAAAAGCATTCCCAGGACTATCTTCTGAATCTAATTCTACTTTATAAATCCTGAGAACATGATTTTTATTCTTAGCAATAAAATGGTTAGGTAGAAACAGAAACTTGTTTTCAGGAGAAAAAGCAGTTATAATATCCCCATTAGTTAAGTCTCTAACATAGAAGAGATTTTTAACTATATTTTCTTCCAGAATATCAAATTTAACTTTTACTTCTACAGAAGGGGCATCCATCTTCTTTTCGGCTTTATTATCATACCATCTGACTGTCGTTTTCTTATCAAAAGCTTCAATTTCTGACACGTCAACCTCATATCCAACTTGAGTAGAACAATACAACTTCTTCATACTGTCGCAAAAAGAAGGTAGAAACCTAGACCAAACGACGTAAGCAGCTGTTCCAGGAATAATTAAGTCTCGAGCTAGGCTAGGATCTTCGTTCTTTATTAACTTTTCTTGATGAGATATTTTTAGACCACATGCTAAAAAATATTCTGATA